GGTGCGCGTTGAGGTCGGTGAAGATGCCGGCCTTTTTTGTTGGGGGCCGGTAGATGGCTCAGGACTGGGCCAAGTGGTTCTACGACTCGCCCGCGTGGCAGGCCTGCCGCGAAGCCTTCGGGGAGAGCAAGCATTGGCTATGCGAGCGGTGCGGCCGCCCGGGCAACATCGCCCATCACAAGATCTACCTCACCCCGGAGAACGTCAACGATCCGTGGATCACGTTGGCCTGGGCGAACCTCGAGTTGCTCTGCCACGGCTGCCACGACGACGAGCATCTGCCGCGGGTGAAGCCGACGCGAGACGGCTTCGCATTCGACGCGAACGGCGATCTGATCTCGACCGACCCTCCCCCCATCGCCGGCTGAAATTTGTCTCGCGGGAGACCGGTGAGAGGAGAGGAATTTGCACGCCCCGTCCGCGCGCGAGGGGGGTGTGGTACGAGGAGGGCCCCGTGACGACGCCGACCGAGGAGCAGGTTGCTGAAAAGCAGAAACGGATCCGGCGCGAGAAGACCAAGATCCGCCGGCTGCTGAAGTCGGTCGACAAGGACCGCCTAGCCGCGGCCGGCCGGCTGATCGACGCGGTCGCCTTTATGAGCGTGACCCTCGAGGATCTGCAGCAGGCCATCAACCAGGACGGCTGTGTCTCTCGCTACCAGAACGGCGAGAACCAGTGGGGCACCAAGAAGAGTCCCGAGGTGGAGGTCTACACCAACATGATGCAGCGCTACCTCCCGGCGATGAAGCAGCTGCTGGATCTCTTGCCCGATGGGCCGCCGGCGCCGCCGGCCGGGCAACCGGGGCCGCCCGGATCCAGGGTCCGCGACTATGCCAATCGGCGCCCTGGTTGAGTACTTCGGTGGGATCCTGGAAGGCCGGATCGTTGCCTGCGAGAAGATGCGCCTGGTCTCGAAGCGCATCATGGAGGCCTACGACCACCCGGGGGAGTGGCACTTCGACCAGGCCTTCGCCGACCAGCACACGGGCTTCATAGAGGAGTTTTGCTGTCTGCCGGCGGGGCGCCAGGGTGTCCCCTTCAAGCTGGAGTTGTTTCAAAAGGCCCGGCTCGAGGTGATATTCGGTTTCGTTGACGGCGCCGGCTTGAGGCAGTACCAAGAGGTGCTGATCATAGAGGGGCGGAAGAACGGCAAAACCAGCGAGCTCTCCGCCGTTGAGTTGGACGTCACGTTCAACGATGGGGAGTGGGCGCCGGAGACGTACAACGTCGCGACCAAATACGACCAGGCCCGCAAGGGCTATGACAATGCGTACAAGATGATCCGGCAGTCGCCGGAGCTTATGGCCGTATTCCGGAAGCGCGCGGCGGACATCTACTGTGGCGACAACATGGGGATCATCAAGCCGCTGGCCTCCAACACCAGCACGCTCGATTCCTTGGATGCCTCCTGCGGGGTGATCGACGAACTCGCCGCTATTAAGAACCGGGATCTCTACGACCTGATCAAGCAGGCCGGCGGGGCCCGATCGCAGCCGCTCTTGTTCTGCATCACGACCAACGGGTTCGTCCGCGAGAACATCTACGATGCCCAGTACGAGTACGCCACGAAGTGGTTGGAGGGGCGGCTCGAGGAACCCAACGACCGCTTCATCGCTTTCATCTATGAGCTCGATGATCGGGATGAGTGGGACAAAGAGGAGTGCTGGATCAAGGCCAACCCCGGACTGGGGCCCATCAAGAAGGTGAGCTTCCTACGGGACTGCGTCTCCAAGGCGAAGAGCGACCCTGCCTTCAAGCCGACGGTCATGGTGAAGGACTTCAACATGATCGAGAATACGGCGACGGCCTGGCTCACCTGGACCGACGTAGAGACGGTAGAGCCGGATCCGGATCGGCCGGGGGAGACGCGGCCGGCCCGGTTCGACTTCAAGGAGATGGGCTTCCGCTACGGCATCGGAGGCTTCGACGCCGCAGACAGCATCGACCTGAACGCGGCGATGGCCCTGTGTATGCGGCGGCTCCCGGACGGGACCGTGGATCCGCGCATCTACCTGCGGAGCATGTACTGGCTGCCGGAGACGGTACTTGAGGAGGCGGCCGGCAGCGGTAACCGGCGGGAGCGAGACAATGTGCCCTATCTGCTGTGGGAGCAGCGAGGTCTCCTCCGCACTTACCCGGGTAACAAGGTCAACAAGAGCGTCTTCCTCGGTTGGTTCCGGGAGCTGAAGTACGACCACGATCTCTGGGTTTACGCCATCGGCTATGACCCCTGGCACATCGACGACACGCTGCTCGCAGAGTTCGAGGCAGAGTTCGGCAAGGACTCCATGATTAAGGTCCGCCAGGGCGTGGCCACCATGAGCCAGCCACTGAAGGAGTTGAAGGCGGACCTCCGCGCGAACCGGATCGTGCACAACGGCAACCCGATCGACATGTGGTGTATGGCGAACGCCGAGATCAAAGCGGACATCAACAGCAACATCCAGTTGATCAAGGCCTCGGACGGTCGGAAGCGCATCGACGGTCTGGTCGCTCTCGCCTGCGGATATATCGCCCTGCAGGCGCGCCGACAGGACTACGAGAACCTGATCTAAGGAGGGCGGCGCGTGGGTCTCTTCGAAAAGATCTTCAAGCCCAAGGACGCGGCCCAGGCGGAGGTCGCCACCACCTACTTCCGGACCCTGACCGCCTACACGCCGGTGTTCACCACCTGGCGAGGATCGATCTACGAGATGGAGCTTACCCGGGCGGCGATCCACGCGATCGCGACCCACTGTTCCAAACTGAAACCGGAGGTCGAGGGGGCTGCCAAGTCGGGCCTCAAGAGCAAGCTGCAGGTGGCGCCCAACGACTTTCAGAACACGGCCCAGTTCCTCTATCGGTTGGCGACCGTCCTCTACATGGATACCACCGCCTTCATCGTGCCGATCACTCCAGACGGCGGGCCCCTGACGGGCTGGTACCCGCTCCTACCCTCGCGCACGGAGCTGGCCGAGTACGGCGGGCAAATGTGGCTCCGCTACACCTTCTCGAACGGGCAGAAGGCAGCCGTCGAGTTCTCACGCGTCGGGATTCTCACCCGCTTCCAGTACCTCGACGACTTCTTCGGGAGTGGGAATCTGGCCTTGGCGCCGACCCTGAATCTCCTCGAGATCCAGCGGGAGGGGATGGAAGAGGCCATCAAGGCGGCGGCCACCATCCGCTTCATCGGCCGGCTGGCGCAGAGCCTGCGGCCGGAGGACATCAAGAAGGAGCGTGATCGCTTCGCGGCGGACAACCTGAGCTCCGACAACAAGACTGGGCTCATGTTGACGGACTCGAAATACGCGGAGATCAAGCAGATCGAGTCGAAGCCCTGGCTGATCGACGATAAGCAGATGGCGCTGATCAAAGACAACGTCTTCGGCTATTTCGGGGTCAACGACAAGATTCTCAAGAACGAGTTCGACGAGGCTGGCTGGAACGCGTTCTATGAGGGAGTCGTCGAGCCCTTTGCCCTTCAGCTGAGCCTCGAGATGACCCGCATGACGTTCACGGCGCGGGAGCAGGCGCTCAACAACGGGATCACGTTGAGCTCCAACCGACTGCAGTACGCGAGTATCGCGAGCAAGACGTCGGTGGTTGAGAAAATGGTCGACCGAGGCCTCATGTCCAACTGGGCCGCAGCCGAGGTCATGAACCTGCCGAAGCCTCCCGGCGAGGAGCGGTGGGTGATCAGGGGCGAGTATATCGACGTGAATAACCTGCCGGCCAACACCCTTGAGAACGCGCGGACCTACCTACAGCCTACCCCTGCGCCGGCGCCGGCCGAACCGGCTGAATAGCCGGCACATAGACCTGCCGACCGAAGCCGCCTCCAGGCGGCTTTTTGTGTTGCCTGAAAGGAGGGGCGTTATGCCGTTCAAACCTGGGGAGCGCGAGTATCGAGCCCTACTGCAGCTGCTCCGCACCGACGAACGCGAGAGCCATTGGAACGGCAGGGAGAAGCGCTTCAACACCTCCTACTACGCCGAGGGCTACACCACCACCTGGGGCAACTGGTACTGGGTCATACCAGACCTCTTCGAGGAGAGGTTCATGCCCGGGGCCCTGGAAGGTGCCGACATCGCCGACGTCGTCATGCAGTACGACCACCAGGGCCACGTCTACGCCCGCACGAGCAACAAGACGCTCGTGATCGAGGCCGACAACCGCGGCGTCTTCATCGCGTCGGATCTGGCCGGGTCGGCGGAGGCGCGCAACTTCCACGAAGAGATCTCATCGAAGCTGTGCACTCGCATGAGCTGGAGCTTCCTGGTCGCGCCCGAGGGCGACGAATGGGAAGAGATCAATGGTGTGTACCGGCGCACGGTCTACCACCTGAAGAAGGTTTTCGACGTCTCTGGCGTCTCGTTCGCAGCGAACGAGGAGACCGAGATAAGCGCTCGTTCACGGGTCGAGGGAGTCATCGCCCTGAGGCGGGAGTCGCTAGAGCGCAAACAGAAGGCACTCGCACTACTGACCCGTCTCTAAGGAGGAGACCATGCACCCGAGACTGAAGGAGATCCAAGACCGCCTGGTCGAAATCCGGGCCCTGCTCCAGAAGCCCGACGCGGACCTGGACGCTCTGGAGGCCGAGATCACGGCCCTGACCGAAGAGCGTGACGGCATCAACGCCGCGATCGAGAAGCGCTCCGCTCTCATCGCCGCCGTCACCAGCCCCGATACCCCGGTCGTCCGCAGTTTCCCCACCCCGACCCAGGTAGAGCAGCCTCAGACCTTCGACGCGAGCTCTCCGGAGTTTCGCACGGCCTGGTTGAAGCACATGGCAAGCCGCACCCGGAAGGAACGCCCCGACGCCATCGGCTTCGATACCACGCTGACCGACCTGGAGCAGCGGGCCTTCACCTATCTCACCTCCAACACCCCCAACGTCATCCCCGGTGGGATCTCGCTGGGCATCGAGGAGATGATTTCCAAGGAATACGCGCTCCTGCAGGATCTCTCGCCCACTAGCATCCAGGGCGTGATCGAGTTCTCGCAGGCCGCGGCCATCGCCGCTGGCAAGGCCGCTGAGACCGACGAGAACACGGCGAACTCCGACGACCTCAAGATCACCTTCACGAAGGTGACCATGACCGGCGTCGAGATCCGCGGCGACGCGGTGATCGGAGCCAAGATGCGCATCCTCGCGCTCGACGGCTTCGAGCAGTTCATCATCGATGAGGTCGGCCGTCAATTGGGAGAGGCCAAAAACCTCCACGTGGTCGACGCGATCGACGACGACATGACCTCCGGCAACGTCGTCACTCCGACCTCCGGGCTCGCCGACGCCGATCTTCGCCAGGCCTTCGGGTTGCTGAAGGGCGGCCGTGGGGCGCGGAACGTGTACGCCTCGGGCAACACCATCTGGAACCACATCGCCGGCGTGGTCGACGCGGATGAGAGTGGCAAGAAGCTCTTCATCGCCTCGCCTCTGACCGACGACCCGACCGTACAGGGCTTCGTTTATGGGTCCAAGGTGAAGCTCGACGACACCATCACCGACGGTCTCATCTACATCGGCTACCCGGCCCGCGTCAAGGCGAACGACTTCGAGGGCGTGAGCGTGCTACCCGACCTCGACGTCAAGACTCGTGCGGTCACCTACGGTGGCTTCTGCATCTTCGAGGCGCGCCTGGGCGACACGAGGAGCTGGGTCAAGATCGATGTCACCGAGGACGTCAGCTAGC